ACTACCTCGTATCGAACTTCAGCAACGGCACCGGGTCGAACGCGTACACCAACTCGATCGACCTCGGCGGCGCGAACTTCGCGCTCAAGAACCTCGACTCGCTGATGGCGCTCGTCGCGGCGAACGCGGGCATGCCGACCTCCAGCAGCAACTGGATGTTCATCATGTCCCCGAACCTGCTCGGCTCCGTCAGCCAGACCCTGACCGCGCAGCAGCGGTTCATGGGCGAGACCGAGGTCGCCGCCGGCCTCGTGGTCCCGACCTACCGCAACGTGCCGATGGTCGAGTCCTCGTTCCTCTCGCCGCGCAGCAACCAGATGGGCACGGTCGCGACCTCGACCGCCACTACGGGTGGCACCCTGGCCGCGGGCACCTACTACTACCCGGTCTCCGCGGTCGTCGCCCGGTTCGGCGAGATCCAGGTCTCCGCGGAGCAGTCGCAGGTCACAACCGGCTCGACCTCGACGGTGACCCTGTCGTTCTCGACGCCGTCGAACCTGCCGGACGGCGCCTCCCCGATCCTGTACAAGGTCTACCGCTCGACCACGAGCGGCAACGAGACCCTGCTCGGTGTCGTGGACGCGTTCGACACCACCGGCGCCGCCGTCACCTCGATCATCGACAACGGCACGAACCTGCTGACGAACTCCTCGGGCAACACCGGCCCGTCGGCGTACGTCGGCACGAACGCGGGCGCGAAGGCGCGCGGCGCGGGCATGGAGGACATCTACCTCGTGCCGCGTGACCCGAACTTCCTGCTGCGCCCCTACACCCGCGACATGCAGATCATCCCGCTGGCGCCGACCACGACCAGCCCGGACGTGCTGCCGTTCGCGTGCGTGAGCGACACGACCCTTGCGGTGCGCGGCGCGAAGTATGTCGGCCGGCTCGCGCGCGTGGTGAGCCTCGTCTAGCCGCCGTCGCCCCGGCCGGTCTGATCCCGGCCGGGGCTGACCGTCCCCATTCCATCGCTGGAGAAGGAGGCTGCGCATGTCGACATGGCTGCGTAAGACCAAGGACGTGCCGGGCGGCGCGGGCGGCTACGTGTGGAACACCACCGAGGACATCGTCGAGGTCGAGGACGACTGGCTTGCCGGGGACCTGCTGGATATCCCGGATGCCGGGTTCGTGTCCGTCGCCGCCCCCGAGCGGGACGGCGAGAGCGGCGGCGATAGCGGTGAGGAGCCCGCTCCGGACGCCGGGGCCGATGCGCCGCAGGAGCCGGAGGTCGAGAAGGCCCCGGCTAAGCCTGCGCGCAAGACCGCCGCGTCCAAGGCCGCCGCGAAGACCCCGGTCCAGGAGTAGCAGCCTGTGGCCGGCGATACCGGAACCCCGCTGGTGACCTGGGCGCAGGTCAGCGAGGGCGCGTTCGCCGACCTGCTCAAGGGCTTCAACTCGCCCACGGCGCAGGCGGACATGCTGATCGAGGCGACGCGCATGTGCGAGTCGCTCGCCGACCGCAGGTTCGCCCCGTTCCAGATCACCGAGACCCAGCGCGCAGAAGCGATCGACATCGAGGACGCGCTCGACGCGTACATCCCGCTCGACGCCACAGCCCAGTTGGGGTTCTCACGGGCGCAGTCGCTGGGTTCGACGATGCTGGTGCGCCACTATTGGCTGCGCTCGTTCCCGCCCCGGTTCCCGGAGTACTGGACCGGCGCGCTGGTCCAGGTGAACCTTTACCGGTCGTTTTCGGGTGTGCAGACCGTTTCGCCTTCGACACTGCAGTACGAACCGGACACCGGGCACGTCCGGTTCCAGCTCGGCACGTTCGTGCCGGTGGGCACAACGATCCAGACGACGTACACGGGCGGCTACACCACCGTGCCGGCGGATCTGGTGCGCGCCTGCAAGTACATGGTCGCCTCGATCGCGATCACCGAACTTGATCCGATGGCGAACGTGCACGGGCACGACCCGTACGAGTTGCAGGCGACCGCGGCGGACATCCTCGACGCGTACATGCGGGGCTGAGCCGTGGCGTGGGGCCATCGGCGGCATCGACGCCACTACCACCTGAAGCACAGGCGCCACTACCGCCACAAGCGGCACTATCGGCACCGTCGGCATTACCGCCACAAGCGGCACTACCACCTGCACCACAAGCGGCGGCATGTCCACCGCCGCAAGTCGAAGCGCCACCTGAAGCACCATCGACGGCATGTCCGGCGGCACCTGCACCATAGGCGGCGTTCGAAGCATCACCGCCGCCACTACCACCTGAAGCATCACCGCCATTCGAGGCGCCGCAGGCACCTGAAACGGCATCTTCACCGGCATATGCGCCGTCACAGGCGTCTGGTGCACCGGCTTCGGCATCACCGCCGCAACTCGACGCGGGCGCACCGCGCCCGGCGTCGTGCCGCAGCCAGGCGGCTGCACCGTCTGAGCCAGCGGCGCGTGCACCGTGTGGCCGGGCGCCCCCACGGGATGACCGGCCGCCGGGCCGCGTACGGGCGCGGTGCCACCAGGTTCCATCGCGCCCGCCGCCAGGTGCTGCACGCGCGGCGGCATCGTGCCCGCCACCAGTTGCTGCGCGCCACCCGGCATTCGGCGAGGCATCAGCGGACCCGCAACTATCGGGTGCGCACACATCAGCCGCGGCAACGACGCAGGCGGAGGTGAGCAGTGTCCACCGCTGACGCCGTCGCCCGCGAAGCCGCATGGCTTTCGGTCACGAACGACACGCTGCCCGCGCTGCTCGCCTCGGCAAACGGCCCGTTCGACATCGTTCAGGCCTACCGTCCGCGCACCCCGCGCACCCGCGCCCGGTCGCTGTACGTGATCCGCAAGGCGTTCCGCGAGGAGCGGTTCGCGAACGTTCGGCGCATGGCGCACTACGAGTTCGAGTTGCAGATCGTCTGGCCGGTCCAAAGCCCGACTGGTTCCGCGGAAGACGAGCAGTCCGCCCTGGACGCTGCGGTCGAGTTGGTGCTGCAGCGCGTGGGTGGTCTGCCGTTCGACAAGACGCACGGCGGCAGGTTCCGGTCGGTGGCCGAGGAGCCTCGGTTCGTTGACGTCGCCTTCGCTGATCCGGCCGACGCCTTCGAGAGGCAGCCTGCCGTGTTCGACGCGGCGATCGCGTACTGGGCCGACGACTTCGAAGTAACCGGCTGATTGGCCGCCGGGTCCTTTCTCATTCACTTCTTCCTTTGGGAGGCGCCGTGCCCGCGCAGCGGCAGACGAATCAGCATTCGCTCACTGCGTGCCTGCCTGAGGTGCGCGATACGGACGGGACGGTATACCCGGCCGTCGAGGTGGCGCCGGGGGAGTCGATCGACTGGCCGCAGCCGATCGCCGGGTTCACCGGCTGGGTTTCCGAGCCAGGGCCGGGTACGAGCCCCGTTCCCGCGCCGCCGGAACCCGGTAAGTCCCGCACGACGAAGGCCTCCGTGAAGGCCTCTGACACCACTCCGGAGGCGACCGAATGACTCAGCTTTCCCGGCTCGCGACGCTCGGCATCGCCTCCGAGGGCGGCAGCCCCGGCACGTACGTGGCGCCGACGTTCGCGATCCCGTTCCTGAAGGCCGACTTCGAGGACGCGACCACGCCGTTGGAGGACAAGTCCTACCGCGGCAACGATACCGACTTGCAGGGTCTGTACGCGGGCGTCAAGGAAGCGACGTGGGACATCGACGTGCTGGGTTACCCGGATCTGCTCGGGGTGTTCCTGCGTTCGATCATCGGCCCGGACACGGTGACGGCGGGCGTGGCGACGACCTTGTCGGCGACGACGGCGGTCGGAGCGACGTCGATTACGACTGCGGCAACGATCCCGGTGGGGTCGACGGTTTCGATAGGGACGGCCGGGACGCTGGAGTATTTCACCTCGGGCACACCGACCGGTTCGGGCCCGTACACGATCCCGGTGACGTCCCCGTCGGGCGGTCTGCTGTTCGCGCACACCTCTGGGGTGCAGGTCTCGACGCCGACGACGCACACGTTCAAGCAGTCGTCGTCGGCGTTTCCGCTGCCTACCTACAGCCTCACGGTGTACGACACGCTCTCGACGCTCGGCTACAGCTACGCGAAGCTGACCGACTTCGACTTCAAGATCGACCCGAAGGCGTCGATCTCTCTGAACGCGAAGCTGCTGTCGATGCCGGGCGTGTCGCAGACCACGGCGACGGAGAACTACACGACGGTGCAGCCGGTGCTCGGCTGGCAGTGGGCGCAGACGAACGCGGGAGCTTCGTCGACTCGCGGCCTGTCGTTGGATCTGCAG